AAAATTATTAAGAGTGAAATCCTAACCAAGCAAATTATTAATAATGAAGATAACGACAAGACAGCATGGCCAAAAATCAGGATCGCTTGCGGCTTCTCTGGTACGGGCAATCATCTCAATTCAGGTATCGGGGTTTGCTGGTATAAGCAGAGTTCCACAGACAGCACGACCGAGATTTTTATTAGTCCGGTAATCGATCAACCGACTCGTGTGCTGGATATTTTGATCCATGAATTGATTCACGCGTTGCGCCCTACCGATGGTCATAGAGCGCCGTTCAAACGTATTGCAACGGCGGCAGGATTAACGGGAAAAATGACTTCCACGGTAGCAACTCCAGAGCTGGTTAAAAAGCTCAAAGTGATTGCGAAAAAACTTGGCAAGTATCCGCATGCTAAAATGGCGTTTGCAGGCGGCAAGCCCAAGGGCGACTCACCTGGTGATTCCAAGGATGATCCCAAGACCGGCGATAGTCCGCGCATAGCCGGCGGCAAGCCCAAGCAGTCAACGCGCATGGTCAAGGCAGAGTGCTCAGGCTGTGGCTTCATACTGCGTGCTAGCCGCTCTAGGTTCGAGCAAATGCAGGGCAAGCCCCGTTGCATCGACTCGGCTTGTGGAGGTAGCCTGATCGTATCGTAATTGCTTACAAATAGGGTGCGACGTTTAAACAGCGTCGCGCCTTTTTTTGTGCCTGAATTTTTGGCTTTACTTTTAGGTGACACTAGTTCCTTCTAGTTCATTCATTGTGGGTAGACGCGCCCACACTACCGGAAAAATTTACGGGGTGATGAATGGCTAAGGCAGTAGTCAGGAAGTTGGATGTTAATCAGGCGATGGTCGAGATACTGGCAAGGGTTAGTGATGGCGAGAGCTTGGTTACAATTTGCAAGGATAAGCATTTACCGGCCAAGGGGACTTTCTATAGGTGGCTTGCTGAGGCCGGAGACGGGTCAGACATCAGAGACAATTACGCGCGAGCGATGGAGCACAGAGGCCAGTTGTTCGGAGAGCGTGTGACCGACATCGCGGAGCAGGTAATTAGTGATCCTGGCCTATGTCCACAGCGCGCTAGAGTGGCCGTGGATGCCCTTAAATGGGCGGCAGGCAGACTGGCACCCAAGACGTATGGTGATAGGGCTAGCGTAGAGTTATCGGGCGATGTTACCGCGACTCTTGTGCCTATCATTCCCAAGTGATTTTGAATAGCAACCAAGCTAAGCGTTAGGGATACCAAGGGTTAGCTGGTTAGTGTGCCGTGAGTGTGTGGGAAATTGACTTAAAAGCATGCTTTCCTTGGCCGTTGGCTTGTCGTTCATACGATGAACGCAACGACCGATCAGTTCCTCTCCGTAGTCATTGTCATACGAGTTAAGACACCCCTAGTCTGTATACAGGGCAGAGGTCAGAAAAGATGTATGAATACAGGGTAGAGGTACTGCGGGTTGTGGACGGCGACACGGTTGACGTAGATGTTGACCTTGGGTTTTCCGCCTGGCTTCGTGACCAGCGTATTCGATTAGCCGGCATTGACGCACCTGAGAGCCGCACGAAGGATGATATGGAGAAGCTCTACGGGCAGTTATCGAAGAAGTTTCTTTCTGAAATGCTGAAAAATAAAGAGATTACATTGCAGTCTCATGGCAAGGGTAAGTTCGGGCGCATACTGGGAACCCTGCTTGCAGAAGGTTCAAATGTGAATGAAGAAATGATTGCGAAACATCATGCTGTACGCTATGACGGTGAGTCTAAGTCGTCGATTGCCGATGCTCATAAGGAAAATAGACAAAAGCTATATCAAGAGCTATATACAGCACCGATTTCACACCATCTGCGCCAACACGAGGATGGCTACGCTGAGAATTTTCTCAATGAGATTGTAGAGGAGGTAAAAGCTGCCAAAAACGATTAGCTTACCGTACGATCCGAGGCCATTGCAGGCGGAGTTTCATTCCGGTTGCAAGCGGTTTACTGTTGCGGTTTGCCATCGAAGGTTTGGAAAGACTGTTATGGCGGTAGCGCATGCCATACAGGCAGCTTTATGGACACCGCGTCACAGGCCGCAGGTGGCTTATATTGCGCCGACGTATTCGCAGGCGAAGCGTGCGGCGTGGGAGTATGCGAAGGAGATGTGTGCCGATCTTGGCGGTGTCAGGTTCCATGAATCGGAATTGCGGATTGATTTGCCGCGTGTTTTGCAGAACGGCCACAAGGACTTTGCGCGTATTATGCTGCTTGGATCGGAAACGCCTGACAGTTTGCGCGGGATTTACCTGGATGTTGCTGTTCTGGATGAGTATGCGGATATGAATCCGAGGCTGTACCCTGAGATTGTAAGACCCGCTTTGTCTGACAGGAAGGGGTCGTGTATCTGGATTGGCACGCCGAGGGGCCAGAACCTGTTTTTTGACAAGTATGAGGAGGCGCGGCGGGAGGTTCTTGCTGGCAGTGAGGACTGGGCCTGTTTTCTGCACAAGGCATCCGAGACTGGGGTTATTGATGCGTATGAGCTGGTGGATGCGGCGAAACAGATGTCCAAGCCGCAGTATGCACAGGAGTATGAGTGTTCTTTTGATGCCTCGCTTGAGGATGCGTATTATGGCAGCCAGATGGAGGAAGCGGAATTAGAGGGCCGTGTCGGCAGGGTGCCGTTTGATCCTAACAGCCGTGTGGAGACATGGTGGGATTTGGGTTTTGCGGATGCGACATCGATCTGGTTTGTGCAGCGTGTTGCGGGTGCGATCCACTTGATTGATTATTATGAAACGTCCGGCGAGGGATTGCCGCATTATGTGGAGTTGCTTGAGGATTACAGGCGACCGAAGGAATCTGGCGGGCGGGGATATGTTTATTCGCACCATATTTTGCCGCATGATGTGAAGGTGCATGATCTTGGCAGCGGCAAGTCGCGGCTTGAGGTATTGGAGGGTTTGGGCATTACGGCAGAGATTGCCCCTGATCTGAAGTTACAGGATGGAATTGAGCAGGTACGCAACCTTTTGCCGCGCTGCTGGTTTGACAGTGAGAAATGCGCTTATGGCGTGAAGGCGCTGAAGCAGTACAGGAAGCAGTGGGATGCGACACGGAAGATTTACAAGAACCGCCCCAGGCACGACTGGACTTCACATTCAGCCGATGCTTTTCGGTATGGGGCGATTGTCACGCCACGGTCGGCGCATTGGAACAGGCCGCTTGAATACCCGAAACTGGCTATTGCGTAAGTAACTGGAGAAGAAGATGAAGCGAAAAATTGATGTAAGTGATCTTGGGCAGCTAACCCATGAGCTTGTGGCGCTGCCGAAGTCAACACGACTGGAGATTTGTATTGGCGGCGAGACGTATACTGGCCCGGTGGAGCTGGAGATCGAAGCGGGTGTTGTTGGCCTGCATTTTGATGCGAAGGTCAAGGCCAAAGCGAAGGCGAAGAAATAATGGCGATACAATCCCTTTTTTCCGGTCTTGGCGGCACTGATCCAAGCGGTCTGTTGGCTCCGTCGCAGGCGTTTAGCGACGTACGGCAGCAACGGGCCAATGCGGAAGCTGCCCGTATAGCGGCATTAGGCGGAGGCGGAGGCGGAGGCGGCTTACCTACAGCACCGATTGCACCGCCGCCAGTTCCGCTTCGTCGCCGTGCATCGCTTTTTGATCCTGTTGGCGGCGGTATGCAGGATGATCCGTTTGCACTGCCTGAGAATATCAGGCTTTCGCAGGCGCAGCGTCTTTACAGGACGCATACGCCGTCGGTACTGGGTCGTATTGGGGCGCTTATGCAAAAAGCCCCGCCGTATTTGTCTCCCGGAATGCATTTTGGCGGCAAGGCACTGTCTGGTTTGGATGAAATGAGGATGCAGGGGGCTACTGATAAATATAACAGCCTGTATGGCGGCCATCCGATACAGCAGAGTGATCTGACATTCCTGTCTGGCGGTCCTCCACGGGATCAAAGCGTACTTGCGCCTGGCACAGCAGGTGGTCGGGAACTACTGAGTGATTTCCAACGTAAATTGGCGGATGCACAGGAAGCCAATCGTGTGGCAACCGGGGCTTATCCAGTTGGTCAAACAAGTTATGCCACACAGCACTTGCCGTTTTTTAGCCGGATCGATGGTGGCTGGAATCAGCCTAGCAGGGATGTTTCTGAAACCGATCTATCTGATATTTGGGCACCACAACCGCCCCTCGGCGGTTATGGGGTTGATGAGCGTCATGGAACATTTCTTCCCAGCACTCCATTTGAGGCAGACCTTATGAACCCATCTTACGGAGCCACGGAAACTATTGATCCTGTAGAGGGTACGCGGAGATTTCGAGAGGATGAACTATCTGCGGAACTTATGGACGAAGACAGAAGCCGAAACATAGAAGGTAGTCCTTATACATATGATGAAAGAGATTTAGGCCGGGCTGGATTTTACTGATGAGTATGAAAATGCAGGTGCAGCTTGATAAGCTGCAGGCGCGTGTGGAACATCTGGAAAGCCTTGTGAAAGGTGATGTACCGCAGGCACATAAGGATCACCACCAGGATGGAAATGAACATGTTGGCCCTTTGCGGCTGAAGCATAAGGGGCGCGGGTTTTGGGATGTTGTAAGTTCCGATGGCGTAGCATTAAACGGTGGGCGGTTGAAAAAATCGGAAGCCGAAGAATTTATTGCTACACACGCCCCATGACAAGTTTTACCTCCCTGAGACTTGGTGGGCACATTGCCCACCATTTTTTTGAGGCATAAAATATATGGCAAAAATGACAGAAAGTACCCTTCAGTCGATTATCAAGGGTGAAATACAGAGCAGTTCGTCGTTTCTTGGCGGCGAGGTTTCAGACCAGCGCCGCAAGGCAATGGAGTATTACCTTGGTGAGCCGTTCGGAAATGAGGTAGAAGATCGCAGTCAGGTGGTTAGCACTGATGTGCAGGACACCATTGAGTCCATTATGCCTGATTTCATGGAGATTTTTGCAAGCGGAGAGGAAGCTGTGCGGTTCGAGCCGGTCGGGCAGGAGGATGAACAGGCCGCAAAACAGGCAACCGAATATGTTAATCATATCTGGTTTAAGGCCAATAACGGCTTTGAGGTGACGCATGACTGGATTAAGGATGCGTTGCTGCAAAAAAACGGGATTATCAAGGTTTACTGGGATGAGGCGGAGGAAACGAAGCGCGAAACAATTTCCAACGTAAACCTTGCAGCGCTGATTGAACTGGAAAACGATGCATCTATCGAAATTATTGAGCAAACGGCAATAGAGGTAACGCCGGACCTGATGCAGTTTGCGCCAGACGGGCTGCTTTGGGATATTACCATCAAGCAGACCAAGAAAAGGGGCCGGTGCCGCGTTGTTTCCATTCCGCCAGAGGAGTTTTTAACATCCCGTCGCTCAACATCTCTGGATGAGGCGGTTTTTACCTGTCACAAGGTCAAGAGAACGGTTACAGAGCTGCTTGAGCTGGGTTATCAGAAAAAAATCATCGACAGTTTGCCCAGCCATGACGAGCAAATGTATAATGAAGAGCGTGTAGCGCGGTATTCGGCGGATGAGGAGTGGCCGGAACAGCATACGGAGACGCGTGATCCTTCGATGCGGGAAGTTTGGATTTACGAGTGTTATCTGAAGGTTGATTTTGACGGTGACGGCCTTGGTGAGATGAGGGCTGTAACGGTGGCAGGGTCAGGCTACAAGATTCTTGAAAATGAGCCTGTTGACGACCATCCGTTTGTCGATATGACACCGATTCGTATGCCGCATAAGTGGACAGGGCGTTCGGTTGCCGACCTTGTGATGGACATACAGAAAATCAAAAGCACCGTATGGCGGCAGCTTCTTGATAATATTTATGGTGTAAACAATAACCGCTACGTGGTTAATGAGCGGGTAAATCTTGACGATATGCTGACCAACAGGCCGGGTGGTCTGGTCAGGGTTGAGGGTGGCCTTGATCCCAGCAGTGCTGTTATGCCGCTGACGACGCAATCCCTTGGGTCGTATGCATATCCGTTGATCGAGTATTGTGATACGGTCAGGGAAACCCGTACTGGAATTACGCGCTATAGCCAGGGGCTTGATGCAAGCTCTCTCAACAAGACAGCGACCGGTATTAACCAGATTCTTGGCCGCGCACAGCAACGTATGCTGCTGATTGCGCGTGTATTTGCTGAAACAGGATTTAAGAGGGCGTTTAAAAAGGTTCTTCGCCTTGTAATAACACATCAGGATATGCCCGATATTGTCCGGTTGCGTAATGAATGGGTGCCGATTGATCCAAGGGCATGGAACGCAGAAATGGATATGACGATTA